GACTTTCTTATACAAATATGGTAAGAAAATCTTTGATAAACTCACTGCAGCAATGCAACCTGAGTTCGAGGATGAAGAAGCAATCGATCCATTCGATTTTTGGCAGGGTGCTAACTTCAAATTGAAGGCAAAGAATGTTGCCGGATATCGTAATTATGATTCTAGTGAGTTTGCATCAGTATCACCATTATTAGATGATGATGATGCAATGGAATCAATCTGGAAGAAAGAGTTATCTCTTTCTGAGTTTGTTGCTCCAGATCAGTTCAAGACATACGATGAACTTAAAGTTCGTCTAGAGTATGTTCTTGGTAAGAGAGGTGCAAAACCAGTTGCTCAAGATTCAGAAGTTGAAGACGAAGAGTTTACAACTCCTGTTCCAGAAACAAGAGAGACAGTCGCATCTGTTGCTTCAAGTTCAAGTGAAATTGAAGATGACGATACGCTATCGTATTTCCAACGACTCGCTGAAAACTAAAATACAAGGGAGGGCAACCTCCCTTTTTTATGGCATGGATATATTTAAATTTTCTGTTTGAACAGTTGTATCGTTTACAAATTGTGATGATTTTCCGTATATCATTATATCTCTAAAGTCATTTAGGAATTGTTGTAAATATTCATTTTTAAGAACAAAAATAAATCTTTTATCATCATTTAGTCTTGTTTCATGAACATAATTACTAATACCAGTTCTTACATTTGTTCCTGATTTGATAATGTAAGTCCCAAGCATATTATCATAATATTTTACAGTAAAATTAGAATTTACTCTTTTACCTTTTGGTAGTACTAAGTGACCTTCACTATCACGAATTTCTTTTGTTTCATAATATCTTGTATCATCTAATTTTTCACCGTACTTATTAGCGGAATAGTTATAAATTTCTGAACTATCAAGAGGCCACTCATCACGAATATTTACAATACCTGCACAAGTAATCACTACCCAATCTAAAGATGCTGAACCATATAATTCTTCTGCAACATTATCAGGTCTACTTCCTATGGGTATTTCATACTTATTAAATACAGTCAAAGTATTTTGTAAATCTTCTCTTAATTTAACACGACGAAAAAAGTTTTTGACCTCTAAGTATTCAAGTGATGAATTTTTATCACTTAAAAATGACGGATATTTAATATTAGGTAATTCTCTGAAGTAAGACATTAGAAACCAACTCCTCCTGCATCATCATAATCTACATCATAAATTGGTTCTAATTCTTTAAATGAAAGATCTATCTGCATTGAAACTGGTGTTGCATCATCATAAGTTGTATATACACCCTCTCCAGTGTAATTTACAGACACGTTAGTTAAGAAACATTGCTTAAATCTATGTAGAAATGGATGATCACGACCACCTTTTTTATATCGAAGTTCAAATACATTTGGTGTTTTTAAGAACATACCTGCTCCACCGATTGAACCTGTATTTTTAGTTTTAGGTGCCATATTTGATTTGAATGATCTTATTATATTTTTACATTCTTGTGCTTCTTCAGGACTTCGAGGTGTCATCTTGAATGAAAAACTAAAACTTCTCAACGTAGGGCCATTGAAAAGTAATTCCATATTTGGGTTGAAGATCTGACCTGTTTGTCTTGCAAGAAGATCAGCAGCAGATACGTTTCCTCCCAATGCACCTATGGCAGCAGATGTCGCTTTTGCACTCACAAATTGTGAAGCAGCATCCATGATTGAAGAGTCAGTTCCAACTGTATTCTTCATTTCTTTTGTCATATTTTTTGTTGCTGCTTCATATCCTGCATCATCTCCCTTAAGCATCGCTGATAGTGCTTCACCACCACCTTCAATAGTGGATCCAATTAATCCAGCAGCAGCACCCATAAGAGTATTCATCTTACTTTCACCGTAATCTACAGCGTTACCATCTTGAATGTTCGCTGGCATTTGCATTATAATACTTCCTAAAACTTTTTTCGCTTTATCTTTCGTTCCATTCGGGCCAATACGTCGTGATCCGGGTGCTCCAACTAAACTTCCACCACTTGCCTGTTTGGTGGGTTGATATTCAACAATTGTAAACTGTAAGTAGTCAGTTGTCTCCGTCAATGCTTCAAGTGGATACCTAAATCCACCACCTCTAATCGCACCACCTATTATTTTGCCGAATCTTTTTCTATTTCGATTTTTAATATTTTCTGCTGTTGCTTTATTCTGCGCTATAAGTTCTTCAGCAAGGGGATTTACCTCTCTGAGTCTCTTTTCTTGTTCTTGTGTAAATTCTCTAAAGGTCATATCTTCTTTTTTAACTATTTAGACGTATTTTACCAAAAGGTAATGCTTGAAGGTCTTTTATCTCTTCAGGATAGACACGATATGTCTGACCAACTAAGTTTGAGAACGAATAAGTTCGGAATTGACCGTGATGAAAATTAACTCCACGAAATCCCCAAGAGTATACTTCTGTCACAGCGACAAGTGGATTAACATCAAAGATTGCATCTGCTTTTTTTGGTACATATGAGAATACAAAAAATTGACCTGCCTCTGGAGGAGACACACTATCACTGATAACTTCTTCTAGTTGAGTTACTAATTCACTAGGATCTTCGATACCGATGAGTTGATCTAATACTGGACTTATACGATTCATTTGACTCCGAGTTCATCCTCTGTCATGACCTTAAATTCATACAAACGATCTTTGCAATAATCAACTGCTGCTTCCCATTTTGCTTGGTTGCGAGCATATTCATAAACTTCACGAAGATATCCTTTTGTTTGTCTTTTTGGTCTTGATGGAGGTTTTGTTTGTCTTTTTGGTTTAACTTCAATAATATATTTTTTAATCTTTCCTGTTGTTTCCTTTAATTTAACATAAAAGTCTGGAAAGTATCGATGCACTCGATTATCAATTGGAGAACGATATGGTATCGCAATCTCCTCACTTCCCCATTCTAATATATTTTCATTCAAATCACAGTAAACCATGAATTTCCTCTCCCAAAGTGATCGATAAATGATGTTTGAGGGGTTTCCTTTATACTTTCTTGGGTATGATGGTGAGTATCTCCCTTTATATGACATAAATATATAAAAACAAAGTCATAAAGGTATTTAGTGTGTCATTAGTACAAAGAATCACAATGACTGATGCCAAAGTTAAATTTGGCAACCTATCATTAAACAATCAATATCAAGTTCACTTCGCTGGATTTAATTCAAGCATTCAAAATTATATCCGAAATAATTTAGGAATACTTAATGCAGATGATTTTATATCTCGTGAGATGGGAATCCTATGTTTTGATGCTTCATTACCTGCAACTGCTCTGGCAACTGCAGAGGTTAAAGACAATTTCATGGGTGTCCCTCAAGAATTTGCTCATTCTAGATTATATACAGATATTGATTTTTCTTTCTATGTCGATAAAGATTATACTTTATTGAGAATATTTGAGGGATGGATGGATTATATCACTAGTGGTGCCGAGGGTGAAGTTAATGATTTACAAAAACCCTATTATCGTAGAATGAGATATCCAGATACTTATAAAGTATCCTCTATGTACATATCAAAGTTTGAGAAAAATCTTGATCGTGCATTATCATATCAGTTCATAAATGCATTTCCAAAGTCAATCACACCAATTCCGGTAACTTATGGTAGTGCGGATATATTAAAAGTTTCTGTGAGTTTCAATTATGATAGGTATGTGGTTAATCGTAGAAGAAGACAACCAAGTCTCCTATCTTTTGGTTTAAATCTATTCAATTCATTTAGATCAGACGAAAGAAAACCTGATAAGTCTATTTCAACAGATCTAAAATAGTAGACACATCTTAAAAAACATTGTATAATGTAGTATAAATAAAACACTGAATAAAATATTATGCCATTACCCAAGATTAATACTCCAACGTATGAATTGACTCTTCCTTCAAATAGAAAAAAAGTTAAATACCGTCCTTTTTTAGTTCGTGAAGAGAAGATATTAGTTCTTGCTTTGGAATCTGAAGACCAAAAACAAATTACTGATGCGATCGTACAGATTATTGGTGATTGTTTAATTACAAAAAATATTGATGTAACTAAGTTACCTACCTTTGATATTGAATATCTTTTCCT